GTAACAGGTAAATTCCCAACAATCTCTTTTGTTAAAATTTTATCGGGAGCATTAGCACCAACAGCATCAATAGCAGAAGACAGAATAACTTCTATTGCTTCTGGGTCGTAAGACATAGAAGAAACAAGCCAACTTTCTTCTGTTAGTTGTGTTTGTTGTTCAAACTGTTCAGTCATTATCCAAGTCTCTACTTTTATATGATATTTTTCTTTAACCATTTGTTGTGCATAATTGCTACTAAGTTCACTGTTGGCAAGTATTAACGAAGAAGTCATGTTGTCTCCAGATCTGTTTCTAGTGGCTCCTTGATAAAGAAAAGAAAGATAATTGTATTTTAAAGAAATGTCATCTTTATTAAGTATCACTCCATGTTTTCCATTTTGGAACTTATCAGGAATATTTTGAACAGATCCATTTGGATTAGTAATAGTAATAAAATTAGTTAATGCGACAAAGCTCATAATCCTATGTTGCTCCTTCTACTACGTGAATTTTGAAGGCTAGCTAATGTTCTAGCTTCTCCAGCCTTTGCACCTCTTGAAGCTGCACTGTTAATAATTTCTCCTATTGCAGATTTAGGAACAAATTCTTCAGAATTAAAATTAAGAATAGGTCCACTGTAATTGACAGTTGTTGAGGATGTTCCAGCAGATCCTCCAGCAGAAGAACCAGTACCAGGAATAACAGCTTCACCTCTAGCACCTGCTGAGTACCTTTGCATTGACTGAGCCATCTTAGAGGCTGGAATTATATATTCATCCTCCCCAGCTTCTCCGACAAGGCCAAGCGTGGGTCTCGTGGCCATACCTCCAGAAGAAAAAGCTTTTATTCCGTTACGAGCATACCCACCTTCTGCAAAAGGAAGAATACTTGTGATTGCACTCTTTAGAGCCATGCTTGCAATCTGTTTCGCAATACCCGCTAATGACTCTCCTAATGATTTAGTGCCATCAATTAACCCCATAATTGCATCAGTCAACCCCGATGCAACTGTTTCTTTTATGTTCTCCCATAGCTTTTCTAGTTTTTTAGCATTTTCAGCTTCTTTTGTTAATTCACCATTCTTTTCTACTAATTTAATTACTTGATGTGCATAACCAAGTCCTATCTTGTCTACTATCTTTTCAATTGTTTGTTGTTGCTTAATCTCTTCTTCATTACCATCTATCTTTCCTTGTAATAAATCATTTTGTTTTTGTAAATCAGCTAATACATCTTCTGCTTCTTCTTTTCCCTTCTTCCTAAACTCGTCTATTTTTGTTTGTAAAGCAAAAGTAACTTTAGCTATATCTAGTTTTGCTAATGCAAGCTTTTCCTCTTTTTCTGCATCATCTTTACCAGCAGTATCTTCCATCAACTTACTTGTTATATTTGCTATTTCTTTTTGTGCTCCCAATCTAAATTCAAGCTCTTTATCTTCGTCTGATCTAGCCTGTGCAATCTTCTGATCTATACCAAAGAGAGCAGCTTTAAGCTCGTTTTGTCTTTCTAATTTAGTTAATAGTTGATCTTCCTGTTGATTTATTTTGGTTGTAGCGTCTAGTTGTTCTTTAAAAATAAGAGCTTTGCCTGCTGCTCTTTCTTCTTTAAAAGCATCTTCATCAAAGTTTTCGTCATGTGCAAAACCTTGTTCTCTTAACTTATTAGTTTCTCTGTCAAACTTTTCTAGTTTAATTTGAGATTCACCTTTAACCCGTGCTCTTTGATTTTCAAATGAACCACCTAAAGGCATAGCAGATCTTATTTCTAACTCTCTCCTTAACATCACTGCGTTATCTCTCATTTTATTTCCTAGTTCAGTTGCTTTAGATATTGACTCTTGTAATGCAGGATTTACACCATCTACTAAACCAGCAATAAAGTCATTAACACCAGAAGGAAGTTTGTTCATCACCCACATAATTCCATCTCTTATAAGACCGAATAATTTATTCCATCCAGCAAACGCCATTGCCGTAAGTTTTAATATGGCACTTAAGGCGACAAGAACTGGCGAACTAATAATCCCTAAAAACGCACCTACCGCACCAACAACATCGTTCCATGCAGCTTTAACAAGATTCACAGTGTTATTTACGTCTTGAAGAGAATCAGCAGAGGCTCCTGTCTGACTTTGAACTTGTTGAGCTACTAAAGCTCTTGCTTTTTCTATATCTCCTGCCTTTCTAAGAAGATTTACTTGAACTTGTAACTCTGAACTTAACCGAACACCTGAATCAACCAACTCATTCATATCCATAGATCTAAGAGCTTCTCCTAATTTCGCTGCTTTTTGAACCGCAGTATCCATCATTGTTCCTATAGCACTACCAAGAATCTGAGCACCAAATCCAGGCATGCCCATCTTGTTCCCAAGTAATGCACCACCAACACCACCACCGACAGAACCAACTCCTCCTCCAAACAAGAGAGGGAAACCAGCTCCAAGCATTAAGTTTTCTTTTTGTCTTCCTCCTGCTTGCTCTTGTCTTGCTTTTCTATCTGCTGCTCGTTCTCTATTTTTAATTTTGCGTCTTAGCAATAGATGTGATATTTGCTTCTTACGTTCTGCTGCTGCTGCCGCATCTGCTTTTAATTGCTCTGCGTGTTCCTGAGCTTTTATTGTTTTTGCCTTAAATGCGTCTAACGCCCTTTTGTTATCTGCTTGTTCTCCAGTTGTTGCTTTACCTTGAGCTTTAAGTAATAAATCATTGATTGCTCTTTGTTCTTTAGATTGTGCTCTCATCGCAGCAGCAAGTTTTTTAGCCCCTTCTTCTGCTCCTCTAGTCATGTGCCAGAAACTTTGCATCTCTTTCTTGGCGTTCGCAACGTGCATATTTAGCTCGTTTAACGAACCTCCAACAAGCATATTTTTGAAGGCTTGAGTCGTATTCTCGATCTCAATCTTCATATTCCTTATTCCACCCGTCATCCCTATAAGGGTTTCTTGAGTAGAACGACCAAGATTCTTTAAACCACCAGTAACTTTTATTAATCCTTGCGATATTCCAAGTATTGAAGAAACAATTTGTGGGCCAAAACCCATCATTGCAGCAGCAATCAACGTCCATTGACCACTAACTCCAGCAAGAGTCGCTTTTAAAGCACCTCCAGCAAGACCAACTTTTCCTATGCCTATCGCAGCAGAATTAAACATACTTCGGCTAAATCCCTTAGAAAAACTTTCGGCTGCGTTACTTGCGGACTTAGCAATACCTTTAAAGGCACTAGAAAAGCCCATGTCCTTCCCAAGAACTTTATTTAAATTGTCCGCACTATCTCTCATATTGCTAAGACTTTTTTCTACACCAGATAAATTTGTACTACTTATCTTGTTCAAACTACCTTGAACTTTATTTAAGCCTTTAACGACCTCAGAAGTATTTCTATTTATTCCCTTTAAATTATCTGCCAACTTATTCAGTTGGTTCAGATTCTTGACAACAATATCAATTTTGGTTTCTAAGCTCACGATCCATCGCTTCTTTTCACTTTAGTTTACCTACGTCTGCGGTTTTTTCGCATTTCTTCTTCCTGATCTTCGTTTAAAACTTGAAAATAGGCACTCCATCCGATGATTTCTTCTAAAGTCATCTGCCTTATTTCCGTTAAGGATTTACCTAATTCTTTAGCGATACCAAACTGAAGCATCAATAAATTGTCTTTACGCAGCTCCTTACTTAGTCCTTTGGGTCAATCTGATCCTCATCGTCTGTAATTACAGCAAGCATTAACTTTTGCAAGTCAGCATCCTTAACTTCGTTCTTTAAAACGTCAATTTCTCCAAGATTAAACAATCTTTGACCAGTATCATCCTGTGCTTTTGTCATTAAAAGTCTTAATGCAAACTCATTAGCATCATCAGATTTAGCTCCTTTTTGTGCTCGTTCCCTTTCTGACATTGTTAATGGTGTTACCCACATCTCAAAAATAGATCCATCAGATAATTCAACTTCTTTTTTAACTGCCTCTAAATTTGCAGCTTTCTTTAAACGATCTACAGCTCTCAATCCTGATCGAGAAGGTTTAGGACTAGTTGTCATAAGAAAAATGGATACAGAATTATTCTAACCTAATAAACAATAAAAAACCCTGCACTAGGCAGGGTTAATTGGAACATTCCGTGTCCCAAGACTATTATGTAGAACTTAGGTCGAAAGCAGGGAGACTTGCTGGACGGAAGTTAACTGTTACTTCTTGAGCATCATCAGGGTTAACACTGAAGCTTGCAGAAGTTAGCGTTGCATCAAAGCTGATTGAACGACTAAGAGTATCACTAACGTTACCACCACTAAATACACGGTCTGTATAAAGCTTGAACGCTGCACCAACTTGCTGACGTTGAAGAACGTCTTCTACCAATCTGTTCGATAGAGCTGAGTCTTCGTTTGTCATATATGTAGAAGCAGTACCAGAACCATCACCAAATCCAGCGATGTAAGTTCTAAATGGAACGTATTGACCAGGAGCTTGACCAATTGTTGTTACATCGATCTCAGCTCTTTCAATTTCAAATGTCCACTCTCTTACTTGTCCGATAGAAGCAAAATCGTTGTAATAAACTTGAAATTCGTTAGGAGCTGCTGCTGTTCCTACATCAGTCAAGTCAACGGCAGAACCTCCATTAGTAGCCGAAACCGTTAAAGCCCCTGTAGCCGCAGTGTATGTTTTTACATAGTAAGTTGTTCCAGCAGTTAATCCAGCAGGCAAAGTTCCTGTTCCCGCCTCACCAGTAGAAGCATCTACAACTTTGAACTTAACTGGATCGCCTACCTTTAAGTTTAAGTAAGTTTGAACAACCATTGTTTCTGTGCCAATGGTGACATCAGCAGTACCAAAAGTACCTGTTGTTCCTGCGGGTTTGTAGTAGAGAGCACCTGATGTGCCAGATAAGACGGTTACGGCCATGAGGCTGCTTTAGAAATTTACCTATAGATTAGCTCAAAACCGTGGCAACGTAAGAAGTTTCTATTCTTCCCATAAATAGTGGTGCATCTTCAGTGCTAGAAAAGCTTGGCCCTTCTATAGATCCAACCTTTAAATACGCTCCTGTAGTACCTTTTGCTTCATCATTTAATGTCTCTAAAACATTAACAGCCGTTGTAATTAATGTTTGATTCCTCGATGGCCCTTCTCCTTTTTTAGAAAAACAACGAATAACTATTGCTCCTCTAGCGTTATCAACGCTTGAACCTAGTGTTGGATCGTTTGTTAAGCCGAATGTAACATTTACTCTTACATATTCAGTTGTGCTATTTGCTGGTGCAGCAGTGATGTTATCAAAGAAAACAGGAACCGCAGGACTTAACGCTCCAAAAGCAGTTAACAATGGGTTTTCTACTTGTGCTCTAATTTTTTGGTAATTCATTAGTCAGAAACAGACCGTGTTCTAGAAGGAAGAAAAGAATAACCTGTAGGAACATTAATCTTTGTACCCATATACTTTTTAAGTATCTGATCTACTTTACCTCCACTTTTAAACGTAGAAAACCAATCTAAAGGTGCTGTTTTACTTGCCGTACCTTTACCAAAAGAATCAGTAACTCCTCTTCGCATCACTCCAGCCCTACTTCCTCCTCCCTGTTTCCATTTTGCTGGATTAACTGGCCCACTTGGATACCAATCTCTATTAAATTTGCCCTCTTCTAAATCCATTGCAATAGCAGCATGAGGAGCTACATTTTCGATCCGTATTAACCATGTATTTTTAGAGGAAATTTCTTTTCCTGTTACTAAAGGTGCTTTAACAGGATCAGATTTCGGAGCCCCTCCTATTCTTCGAGAAGGTTGACTTTGTTTGCTTTGAGTTTTTATTACCCAAGAATTACCAAACTCACCTGACCATTGCGGCCCTGCTGTTTGCAATGCTCGAACAACAGCTTCAGAGCCACCAAGAACTTCCCTTGCTATTGCAGAAGCAAATATTTCATCTGCTTTTTCTGCCAATTTCTTAAAAGGTATTGTCATTGTGGCCTCACAATTAGTGTGTGAAAGATAGGATTAGCTCCTCTAGCTGTCTTTACACTAAGAATTTTTCCTTCTCTTGTAGCTCCTGCTTGTGGATATTGAACTCGATCTGCTTCCGTAGGGTAATAATTTCCTAACTCTTCTGATCCAATCACCATTTTTACGTCTGTTGTTTGGTATAAACCTTCATCTTCGTTGGAATTAAGCGTTGTAATTACTCCTTTTACCGTTACATTTGTGTCCGATCCAGTGACAGCACCAGTTGT